CGTGTGCTGATTAAAAAAATCAGTTCATATTTGTGTGCTAGTTCGTTCGGCTGTTCTCGTTTACAAAGGAGAGCCACGAATGATCGAAGAAAATATAAACATAGAAATCGTAGAAGAACGTCCCGACCATCACTACCGTACAGAATTACCCAACATAGTATTTTCCGTCCTCACCCCTATTCAACTCGCCGTATATGCTCATTTAAAGCGCATAGCCGGGGACAACGGTAAATGCTGGATGTCCATAAAAAATATTGCTGACAACGTAGGAATCGGTGAAACAACTTTTCGGGAAAGTGTTAAAGAACTCGCAAAAACCAACGTCCTTATTGGCTTACCTTTTATTCGTGTTTACAGGCGAAAAAAACCTGACGGCAGTGCTGATACTAGCATAATCTCGATCGTTGACATATGGCGTGCAAATGGGGACTTTTACCGAAAAGTAAAAAGCACAAAACCTGCTCAAAATCCTGAAGAAAAACCCGATGATGGCTCGGCATCAAAAACTGATGGGGGGGGTGGTTCGCCAAACGAAGGGGGGGTGGTTCGCCAGGCGAAGGGGGGTGGTTCGCCAAACGAGGATAAAGAAGAACCCTCTCAAGAAGAACCCTTGTTTGTTTGTAGCGAGTCGGGGTCTGTTACCCCTCCCGCTTCTGAGAAATCAGAGAAAAGCCTAACGCTTCGCGTAATCAAGCGAAATCCTCAAGGTGGGACATTTGCCGTCTCCCTTCAAGATATGTTCTCCAGAGCCGTCCAAATGCGCACAAACTGGACTGCTGATGAGATCCATCAAGCTTGGGATGTCCTAGTCGCCTATTCCGGTGCAATCCGCGATGCCTTCGGCTTCATGAAAGGCACAATCGAAAACTTCAGAAGAGCAAAAACTTTCGCCCCTATCACCAAAAAAACTAAGGAATCAAAATGCCCCCAGAAAAAGACAGACTTCTCCAACAACGAGTCGAAGCCTTCCAACGAGCCAACTTTGAAGCTCGTTTCATTGGCGCAAGCATTGCAAAACTACAATACGAAGAATGGGTAATCGACAAGCTAGCTCGATACATGAAAAACCCTAAGAACTTCCTCGTCTTTTGCGGTTGCCCCGGAATCGGCAAGACCTACTTTTCCGCAGCAATCGTGGAATGGGTGATTTCAACCTTCCCAACGTATCGTTATCATACTGAGAATAAGCTATTTAACAAGGTTAGAGACTCGTTCGACATGAAAGGAGACTACCACACAACCTTAAAGTTTCTCCTCGATGATGACTTTATTTGGCTCGACGACATCGGCTCCGATGGACACACTCAGTTCCGAGAGGAGATTGTCTTTGCCACAATCGACAATCGCTACTCGTGCATGAAGCCAACAATCATTACTAGCAATCTTTCAAAAAACGATTTTTATAAAACTTATAACCCTAGAATTGCAAGTAGGATCTTCGCCTCAGAGAACTGCGTCATCGAATTGCCTGATTCTCCGGATCTTAGGAGAAAAGGAATGTAACTTTAAACTTGATATTTGATAAATAAACTCATAGATTGTCCTTCACGGAACCTATAAATTAAAAAGGACAATCTATGAGCACTGAATTTTTGGAGTACATCCCCACTCCCACAGAGAAATATTCCGGTGTCGCTAAAATCCGCGTCACCCTCGCCAACGGCAACCGTATGATCCTTCGGTACAAAATGATCATGCGAAAAGACGGTGCTGGCTCTTTCCCTGCCGTGGCAGCCTATCGCGTTCCTGACGATACTGGTGTTCCAGCTTTTGCTCAGGCCTTCGAGCTGGACTCATCAGACGACAAAAAAGCGATGGACAACTTCCTTCGCGAACACATCAAACGCTGGAATACTCGCCCAACTCAGCCACAACCTTCTCAACCTGCTTACACACAACAACCCCAGTACTACCAAAATCAAGCACCACCCCCTCCGCAACCAAACCCGAATTATCAGCCCCAACCGCAACAAATGGTCACGCCTCAATGGGCACAACCTGTAACACCCATTCCACCACAGCAAGATTTCTGGGCTAATCAACCCCAACCATATCAAAATCCTAAAGGATATTAACCTCAATCGTTGACAATAACTAAATTTAGGCATAGGAGTGAATATGGCACAGGAAATAAGAAACGAGGAGGTACAACATGCTCCCAAGGTGTATCCGTCCCCTGCAATTGATTCCGCTGATGTTCTCGCTAATGAAGTCGTGGCCTCGGATGAACAATCACGAAAAAGTCCAATCGGTGAACGCCATTCGCCACATCCAAGAAATTATCGAGAGGATTAAAGCAGACAGAAAAAGCGGATCGTGTTAAATAGTAATTAAAATTTTTATAGGTGACATATGGGTATCCCAGCCAGCGCGTCAATCTGGACAGATTTCCTTGCTCTTCAAGGGTTAGTGAATCCGTCCAGTCTTTACGAAACAAGAATGATCAACGATTCATCCGGAAAAATCCTTTACCTAGGCACGTGCATCACTCCCAACGGTGACACCTCCCTTCCTATCTGGAATGTGATAAAATTCGGATATGATGGTAATGGTATTTTGAATCGTCAACAACTTCCAGACAATGGCTCAGGATGGCTCTACATATGGGATGATGTTCAATCTGATTATTTTTCTTAAGGAGTTATCATGGCATCAGCCTCATTAGTGTGGAACCCTTTTACCGGAACTTTGGACTACGTAGGAACCGGAGGAGGAAGCGGTGCGGTAACTTCCGTTGCCGGAACTGTCGGACAAACCACTGTCAATCAAACCACAGGCGATGTCATCTTTGGCCTTGAAAATGGTATCTGGATAGGTAATGACGTAACTCCACCCACAGGCGGTGTGCAAACCGCCGGACCAGTGTTTGTGGGCGGTGCTTCATCAAACGCTTCAGTTTATTCAAATTTAAATGCTGGCGCAACATTCCAATCCGATGTTTTAGGTCAAGTCACTCCATATTCCGATAACAACTTTTATTCATATTTAAACACAAACTTTGTCCAACCCGAATCAGCAGGTAACACTTTAGCTTCCTTTGCCGACAAACCCATATGGCAAGTTGGGGGCAACGCTGTTGCAGTTGCTGCCTCATTTTATGCAAAACCTGACTGGTCGCTCAGCTTGGGTACTGTTGCGCTTTTCGCTGGGTTTTATCAGCCTGTCATTAACTGCTCGTATGGAACGATAACATCTGCCTACGCAGCTTATCTAAAAGCACCTACAGGAGCAGGTATAAATGCTGGTTTATACGCCGACAACGCAACACTCGGTTACACTAACGCCTCCCCACCATCGAATGGGTTAATAGTTTCTGGAATCGCAGGATTCGGTACTAACTCGCCGAATTCCGCCTCTCAAATGAATATCAGTTCCTCGCAGCCTATCGGTTTGAATATCAGCGGATCATCCCCTAATTTGACTAGCAACCAACAATTCTCGCTTTTGATAAATCAAACGATGACAGCTGCGAATTCTGTAAATTCTTGCGCTCTTGGCATTCAAAATACTTTCACTCGCTCAGCTGGTTTGCCAATTCAGCAGGTCGTAGGGATAGATGTAGGTGTTTCGTTCGCTGGAAATACGCAAACTATCACAAATTACTATGGACTTTTAGTCGCTGGAATCACAGCCTCTGCAATTACAAATGCTATCTCAGGAGTGTTTGTGAAGCCTTCCGGAGCATCAACGATTAACAAAGCTCTGTGGTCATACGACATGACTGTCGGGTCTGGTTCAAAATCCGCTGCCACGCCTACTGATGGGTTGTACGTACAAGGAAATATTTTAAACAACACACTGACCGCCTCTCAAGTTGTCGCGTCCGATGGAAGCAAAAACCTAGTCTCAATTGCTAGCTCATCCTCAGGTTATGTGCTCACTTCAAATGGTCCGTTGGCTCCCACATTCCAAGCACCGACAACAGGCGTACTTCCCTACTCAGATCAAAGCACGTCTTTTCCCGCTTCCGTAAACACAGGCTATTTCTGCAACGCTGGATTAACCGCAACAATGCCCACCACCACAACAACAGGAACAATCGTCGTTATCGTGGCTCTTGCTGCATCTGTCGTGATTCAAGCCAACACAGGGCAAAAAATACAAGTGGGTATTGACACTTCTGGTACAGCTGGGACAGCAACGAATACCGAAATCGGGGACGTTTTGTACCTAGTTTATCAAAACTCAACTTCAACGTGGGTTTCCGTTTCGGCAAACGGAAACTGGAATGTCGTCTAATCAAAAACAGGAGATAAATTATGGCAACCAACAATGCTATTAATCTTAGCGCAGCTGGGATTACAGGCTACAATGGATCAGGTACGTTCGTCGGTAACTTGATGACTCAGTACAACGTGGTAATCGGTGGCTCGTCGTCCGATACACTGGCAAACGTTGCCCCAAGTGCGACAGCAGGGATTGCCCTCGTTTCCGCTGGTGCTTCATCCAACCCAGCATTCGCAACAGTCGTGGTTGCTGGTGGTGGACTTGGCGTATCAAGCTTGACAGCTTACGAATTGATCGCAGCTGGCACAACAAGCACAGGTGCTGTGCAGCAAATCGCCCTAGGAACATCAGGGCAAGTCTTGACATCGAACGGTGCAGGCGCGCTGGCTAGCTTCCAGACCTTCACACCAAGTGCCATGACACCATATTTGAATGAGACAGGAACAACTCAAACAATGGCTGTCAACACTGGCTACGTTTCAAACAACGCCGGTCTTGTAACATTCACTCCTCCAGCGACTTGCGCTGTTGGTACAGTGTTTGCGATTGCTGGCAATGGAGCCGGTGGATGGACAATTGATCTGACTGCTCACACTCAGACAATCAACTATGGAAATGCACCAGCAACAACTGCTCTAGCGTCTGCCAATCAATACGATTCAGTGGAATTCGTTTGTACAATTGCCAACACAGCTTTCACAGTTGTCGGTTCACAAGGCAATTTGACCGTTTCGTAATTAATGGGGCGAACTGGGACGCCCTTATTTTTAACATCTTTCTGGGATAAAAAATGGCACAAAACAATTCTTCGAATTATAAAACCACACAGCATAACGTGATCATAGGGGCTGCTTCGAATCTAATCGCAAACGTAGCTCCAAATTCCGTTTCAGGAACTCCTTTTTGTTCAGCAGGGTCAAGCTCAAACCCCACATTTAACACAACTCCGACGGTTTCACAAATGACAGTATCAAATAACCCTGTGAATGGTAGCGACACTGCTACAAAATCCTATGTAGATTCTGCAATTTCCGCTGTAAATCCCAGCACATCAGTTTATGCAGCGACCACGACAAATATCCCCGGAACATACACCCCAGTAGGAAGTGGCGTTGGTGACACATTTTTGACAACAGCGACAGGTGCTTTTTCACTAGACGGAACATCACCAGCAGTTGCATCGAGAATCCTTTTTAAAAACCAAGCAACCGCAGCATACAATGGTGTCTACACCCTAACAACTAATGGAACAGGCGGAACAGGTACTTTATTCACAAGGGCTGTCGATTATGACACCCCTTCAAACATTAATTCTACTGGTGTTATCGCGGTGGTAAATGGCACTGTAAATGCCCTGACAGGATGGTTGATAGATTCTACCGTAACGAACGTTGGTAGCGATGCCATAAATTACATTCAGTATAACGGCGCGCCAATCAGCGTAACACAACACTACGCTCTCGTTGGTGGGGCTTCAAACTCGCTCACTTCCGTTTCTCCCTCAACCGCTTCCTATGTAATGACCTCGAATGGAACAGGAAGCGATCCAAGCTTCCAAGCTCCCATTGGCACATCATATGCTGCAAATTCAACCTTGGATTTCGTTGACGATTTTCTTTATGGTTATTCCGGTGCTTTCACCGCAGGCGATCAAATTGCCGGAGTTTGGGATGTTTTAAATGCCACAAGCGGTGGCGAAGTGCAATTGCAAAACACTTCCGTAGCCGGACATCCCGGAACCGCTTTGCTAACCGCAGGATCAGCCACATCAGGCTCAATCATTTGGTCTATGTATGCTCAAGGTGTTACGTCAGGTGGGGAATTCATTGTCGGTGCAGGACAAATAACGTTAACATTTTATTTTAATCTATTGCAGCTTTCAACTGGAACCAATACTTTCACATTGTATCTAGGATTAGGAGACAGCACAGTCGGAGGCACTACAAACAGCATTTCTGTTCAATACAACTCCGGTGTCAACTCAGGAAAATGGACATATCAATGTACGGCTGCGTCCTCACAAACCACATCGAATTCATCAGCTACAGTTGCTACAGGGTGGCAAGTTGTGCAAATGGTGATAAATGCCGCAGGAACATCAGTAAGCTTCTCAGCAGGAACAACGTTGGCTAATTTGGCGAGTCTAGGATCTGCGATCACAACTCACATTCCTTCCGCTGCAATCGCTCCTTTTATAAGCATCCTTAAATCCGCTGGATCGACTCAACCGCAAGTGAATTTGGACTTAGTAACCATTAATCAGGTGTTGACGACTGCTCGATAAAATCGCGGATTTCGGTAAATGCTTCCCACTGCCCTATGTGATAGTACATGCGATTCGTAGAATCATCCGCAACAGCATCGTCCCAAGCATCTTCTGACTGCCAAATGCGCGCTTGAAGGTGTTCCAATACTGTGTTATGTTCTATGGAAAAAAGAGAAGATGATGTAAAAAGAATTAAAGAAATAAATAGACTTTTCATGGTGATCCTTTAGTTGAAATGACATCATACATTCAGAGGTAAAATGAGTAAAGACCCAAAATGGAGAATAGGCGTAACAATCAGCACACACCATGTTGTGGAAGTGCAAGCTGCCTCTTGTGGCGAAGCGTGCCAAATGGCTTTAAAGCTAGCTCATGCCGACCAAGACTCGTTTCAAACTGGGTATTCCGGGCAAGTGACATCCTGTTTAGTCAATGACCGCGAAGCTAGAAATTTCGCTTGCTACGTTCCCGAATTCTACGATGGTAAAAAAGATGAAAAACCAATGCCGAGCTAATGCTTCTTGCAACGGAATGCACTCATGCGGATACGCTGGTAAGCCAGACAATTCAGTCGGCATGGATATGAAGCGAAAAGACATCCTTGAAAAAGGAAAATCCCAAGCTGCATTTAGCCATAACGTAGCTACAGAAATTAAAGCTGGCAAGCCACCCAAACAAGCCGAAGCCATAGCGTACGCGACAAAGCGCGGAGCTGCAAAACACGACAAGAAGATGGAATTCAAGCGAAAATTGAACTCGGGAAAATAATGAAAAGGGAAGACATAATCGCAAATCCTAAATTCAAAAGTGCGCTGCAAAGCTACGGCATAGGAATTTTAAAGAATAAAGGTGGGGGCGATGTGAATTCACCCCAAGAAGCTAAACAAATCGCCTCTCAAGTGAGCGGTCAAAGCGAAAATCAAGGAGTCCGACAAATGAGCAACACAGTAATCCCTTCAAATCCAAGCCAAGAAAAAAGAATGCATCCTACCCCAAAGGGACAAACATTCGTAGGATCTCGTCAAGGTGGCCCTCAAGAAGCTGCTAGAACAAAACAAGCTTCCATAAAGCATCAGAATCCGGAATATTTCAAAAGACAGACTGATAGATCCTCAAATGAGGGCGTAGGTCGTGGCGTGGGGCAAATAGGGGCGTCAGACATCACAAAGAAAGACAACATCCCTGCTCGTAAAGACGTGCCAATTCAACACAATACCAACCATCATCAAAAGAATGTAGGTCGCGATCCCGGACGTGGAGTTGGACAAATTGGTGTTGACAATCGTGCTAGAGTGCATAATTTCAAAGGAAATGACCAAGCACCTTTTCAGATGAAGCAATTCTCGAAAGGCACGATGTATTAATTCTTGATGAGGTAAAAACTGAGAAATTGACCGAGTAACATTCCAGCGAAACCTCCAAAAAGAGGAACGATAAATAATCTAATGTGAAACCAGAAGTTTTTCCATTTTTCACGTTCGGCTTTTTCCGCGAGAAACTCTTCGCTTGCCTCTTTCAAGGCGGATTTGATTGTTTCCTTTAGATAAGCCTGTGAAAGCCTGCTGATCGCTGCATCGTCAAAATTCATTCGTAAATCCCCTTGTTAACGTCCCGACCGGGGAACATAACTTTGAGCGCGTCCCAGATTTCCTTGTTTGAAATGCGGATGGCTTGATCGCCATGCTCAAATTGTACCCCTTTCATGAAGTAAGTGCCTTCTTCGTCCAAGACGATTCTAGGGTACTCAAGTAGCCATGAAGGGCGTTTTGACTCCACAACTACACCGTTTTTATCTGTATTCATAAATCACCATCGCGCTGTATCCTAATGGCTCAGCATTAAATTTTATGTCCAAAACCCATATTTGGTCGTGATTTTGTAGAAGAAACGTGTTTATTTCATCAGTTATTTGGCTCGTAGAGCCTGCGAACATAACACTTACTCTGCATTTGTTAGAAGCGTCCATACTTGACCTGTGTTTAAAATTAATAGTTTGGTCTGATAATCATGGTTATGGCAATTAAAGAAATTACTAACGCGTTTAAGATGACCTGTGAAGGCATAGAATGTAAATTCAAATTTGAATCCAAATAAAGTATTGAAATACTTTACACTTTTAAAAGTGTCCATCTTGCCTCTGCCTGAGTTTATACGAATTGCCATCGGTCTTTCGACCATTAGGTCAGGAATGCTTTTTGCGGAAAAAACATTTATAAAACCCACAAGATGGACAAAAATCATTCTTTCATGAAACCATACATCCATTCGACCATCGTTGCCTTGTCTTTTGCGTGATTTAAAATTGTCAAATCCCCGTTCGCGAAGCAAGCGAAAACGCAATACGTTTTGTCATTAGTGTCATAGTCGAGATAAACAATTCTTATTAAACTCATGTTGATCCACTCACACATAACTTCATTGTATTTAAACATCACCGATTGCCCTTGTGTTTGATTTCTTTCTGTTTTTCAGTCGATTCGTTCATAATTTTAATCGCTTCGTCGTGATTCATTCTAAATTTCCTCATCAGGTACGGCGCGCTCACTTTTCCCAGTCTTTTGATAAGCTGTCTAGCCGTCTCTCTCTCAGTGATTTTGTCCATATTTCCTTTTGTGCCGTGTAAAGAACCGTGTGAGTGTCGGGGTATTGTGTTTCTAGAGTATCCAAATCAACGATCTTTCCCTTTACACCAACCATCATTTTTCCAGTAAAACCTGTCGGGGCGTCTATATCAGCCCAAAGTTCAGGAGCGTCTGTAAAAGCAAATACAGAATCGTAAAAAGGGATGGGAAGCCACATATCCCCAATTCTTTGAACGACATAAATGTCCCCTTTTTTGAAGTATAATACTTTTTTTCCCTGCGGAGGTAATTCCTGTGAAGGTTTTTTCCAGTTTGTCATCGAAAAGCTCCGTTAAAAGCAGAGACGCAATAAATAAGCCAACCGATCAAAGAGAAAAGCATCCCCCAGAAAACAAACCAAATTAAAACATTGTCGTCATCTTCAAAAATCAGCTTCATATTATCTTGGGAGGCCATGTTTGAGGGTTACATTCTGCACACATTTCATTCACATATATGGCGTTCCCTGAACCTGTTCAGAAAATGGACTGATTTTTTTCCAAGGCTCTTCTGCTTGGTAATGTTTAGCCATCACTTCCTTGGTAGTTATTGTGCCCACATCCCCTCGGTTGTCCTTTTTCGCTTCCTGCTTGGCTCTGATGATCGCTTCACGTCTAGGTATACCTTCTCCCAGCAATTCTTTTATCCTCTCGTGTATGCCAGCCAAAGGAACAAATTTACCTGCTGGGGAATCAGGATTCTCACGGTTTCCCTTTTGCGTCCTGAAAATCTCAGGTGGCAAATTTAATTCCTGATTTCTCCCCGGATTATATTGCTGTTTTTGGTGAGGGTTTCTGGGGTGGTTTTTGTCATAATCTGCCTTCCCAGGCTGATTTTGCTCGCCATGACCCTGTAAAACATCAACACCTAGATTGACGTTTCCCCATTCTGGTGATCTATACATTCGACCTTCTCCGGTTGTTCAGCCTGTTTAGCGTTTTGCTTAGCTATGTTGTAAACGAATTCTGAATTGTTTATCAGAAAAGAAATCATCCACACCAAGCAACGGCCGGGATCGGCATCTAAAGTGTGCACAAAGGCGTTATGCCTAGCTTTTATCAAAAGCATTTCCGTGATTTCTTGAGGGCTTAAATTCTTAGTTCCTTCCGCAACAACCAAACCATTGATAAATGTGTCCAATTTGTCAAGTCTCGACATCATCTTTTGAATTTCAGGAGGCATTTCATTGACTTGCTCTTTCTTTTCAACAGGCATCCTTTTGGGAGCCTTTATCTTAAGATTGGGTTTTGCGTCTTTTTTGGTTACAACATCCTTGACCGGACTGTTTTTCGGGTGCTGTCTCTTTGCTACTTTGGCCATGATATCTCCGTAAAATCGTTTAAGTTGTCGTCATTAAGAATCCCGATCCATTCTTTGTATGCTTCTTCAGGATTGTTATAAAAAAGCACATTCCCCTCTGTGAGCAGGAACCACGTGTTTTTTTCGGGTACAAAAACAAATGTCGGTTGGCATGGAACTCCGGCCTGACCAGCAAAGAATTCTACGCACCTTTCTTTGAAATTTCCTAGACAAATCATCGATTCCATTCCGTCGAAAATATATCTACCGCTCTCAGTGAACACAACCTTCAATTGTGTAAGTGCCGCGACAACAGGAAAATATATCAACCCACGCTTGAAGGTGATAACATTAATCTTGTTGTCCTCTAGAAGGCATTTTTGCTCTATGCTTTTTTGTAAATTTACCAGTTCCATTCAACTTCCTTTGTTCATGCTTCCCCAACGCTTATTCCCTTGAGGTTTAGGCGGTAATCGTGCAATCCATTTTTCGTATGGCGTTCGTTTGTTTGAAGGAGCCTTGCAAGGGTTTTTGCAATATTTCTGCGTGAAAGTCTGCTGCACAAAATATTTACCACACCCCTTGCAAGTTGGCATGTCCCCTCATTTTATAATGTAAGGTCTGCGCCGTTGCTCGTCCATGATTTCATGGCTGTTTTTTGCTATAGTTCTTAGGCTTTTATCGACCCTGTTCATCCAACAGCATAGCAATATGAATGCAATAATTCCAAGTAAAAATTCCATTTTCATTCCTTTTTTTTGTAATTTGTTCCATCGACGAATCCAGCCGTAGCCCAGTTGGCGATGTTTTTCTTTAATCCCTGACAAATTGTTTCCACGATCTGATCTGCCTGTTCTTGATTTTCACAACTGCAAGTTGCCCAGTTCAGCAGGTATGTTATGTAAGCGTTAAACAACGCGTGTTCGTTAGTGTCCTTTTTGACTTCACGCATAAACTGATGGATACGCACTAAAGAAACGTCCATCTGCATTATAAATTCAGGGACATCAGGTGTTTCTTTAATTTCAGCATGTGCCATGCTAATCTCCTTTCGTGGGGGGTGTGTTGATTTCAATCTCTGCAAACAAGAAAGTGCCAGACGTGCTTATCATCCATTCTTTCCCATTCCAGATAAAGCTAGGTGTTAGATCAATGTTTCGGTCATCTCCGAGAAAAACCTTCCCTCCCCAGTTCTTTCCGTGCCTGATGGGATAATGCTCGCTGATGACAGTAACATGCGACCTGACCGTGATAATCAATCTAACGATAGCGACATTTTGAATCAGTGTTGGCAAGACGTAAATCTTATCGTATTCTGAAATCCAATTTGGATCGTCAACCTTTAAGTCCTTGTACTTTTCCCAATCTTTCATTTTAAATCCTTGTGTTTCAGTGTTTGAATGCGAGAAAAGTAGTTGGTTTACTTTTCTCGCAAACGTTTATTTCAGCAATTCTGCCATTTTTTCGGTCAGTGTCCACAACGCTGTGTTTAGCCGCACATTCTCGCTAACCGATCCGACCTCGCGAGTCTTCATTCTAGATCCGGCCTCGGTTTGATACCTAACCCCCCCGCGAATCATGTTCTCTTGAATCACGTTGAACGTTGACCAGAGATCGTTTCCAGTGTCAGCCGTACGTCTTGGCGTTAGGATTTGGTTAGGTTTAACTGGCATCAGCTCAGGCTCCCATTTTAGCGACATCGCAGTCTCCGCGTAAGCTCGCTGCGCTGCCACGCTTAACTCTATTCCTTTCCACTCTTCGACCTTATTGACCGAAAGCGGTACAATCTCGATGATTTGGTTAGCAGCGTCAACAACTTTTTCGATAACATTCCCTTGATGCTTAACCTTAAAGCAGTGCATCTCGTTGCCAGCGATCATTCCATTCGCGCAAACAAGGCGATAAATCCCAGCTCTTAATTGATAGCTCGTTGTCCCATCGTGGCTATTGACCAGTACAATCTCAGGAACTACTCCAGCTTTGAAGTCCAGCATGGATTCATGTCGGAATCTCATTAGGTGCTTTACGTAAGTTTCTCTCCCAGCAATCCTGCTAGAATTTTGTATAGCCATTGTGGGGTGGAATCCAGCTGTACGCAATCCCCGTACAACTTCAATCGTAGGTATAAATCCGTAACGGCTGCTAACCTTTTCACCGCCATGTGTAGCGAATATGCTAGGAACCAATCTATTTAATTTTGCTTCATCTAAAAATGTTGTCATGTTATGTACCTATAGTGTCTAGTTTTTTGTTTGTTTGTTCATGGGTGGGGACAATGTGTCCCCCTCCTTTTAGTCTTGATATTCGTTAATTCCTACACGACCTACCGTAGTTCCATCCGAGGCTTCAATATACAGGCATAGCTCATCCAGCTCGTTATTGTAGAATGCCAAAGTGCCAAAATCGTCTGTACTCCAGATCTCCATCGCGAAATTCATCAACGCTTTTTTGTGATCTCTGAAACATCCGATCCTGTAATCAAAAGGGTCATCATTTCTGTCGAGTGCTGTCATCTGGTATTTTTTCATTTTATTTTTCCTTCTCTCTTGTTTGACTGATCTTGTGTTATGGCTAAATATTAACAGATTGCATCTTTAAAGCAAAGAGAAATATGTTTGCAATATATCTTTTTTTCAAATAACCTCTCAGGGAGAGATGTAGAGGAAGAAAATTTTTGAGGTTTTTTTGTGGAAGTGACCATAAAATTCAGGAAAAAGGGAAAATGGAGCAACAAATTCGACGATTGTCAAATCTGCCACACCTCAAAAAAGAGACATTATGCTCATGGCCTCTGTCAAGCTTGCTACTGTAGAGCATATCGTGAGGCAAAAAAAATTTGGTGCGAAGATGGCAATAACTGTTGAGGATTTTCATGCCCTGCGTAAATCAAAAGTCGTCCGACATAAATTCGGTGCTGTCTCGTGCGAAAGGGATCAGAAAAAGTTTCCTTCACGCCTCGAACGCAGGTATTACGATCGACTTAAAGATAGACAAGCGAGCGGAGAAGTTGTTTTCTTTCTCCGCCAAGTACCCTTTGATCTTTTGGGTGGCGTTAGGTACGTATGTGATTTCGCGGTGTTTCTGGCTGACGGTACGGTTGAATTCGTGGATACTAAAGGAAGAGACACTACCCTCTCAATTGCCAAGCGAAAAATCGTAGAGGATCTTTACCCACTTAAAATTAAAATAGTCACAAAGGTTTGAAATGGAAAGGACAGATAGGGAAGTATTCGCTGAATGGATTGATGCCATGTATGCGAGGCTTAAGGAAAAGATGGATGAGCAAGAACTTCCATTTTATTCACTGGCTTTAGAACTTCCAAGCACTGATCCCAACCTTTGCTATGAAATGGTGCTAAAAATAACTAAAAAGGAATCGGAAAAATGATCGAAGAAACGCCAGATGAAGGCTTGAGAATGACGCTTCAGTGGGACGAAGAAAACGAAATGTTTGTCATGTCATACTTAGAGGGAACGAGAGCTATATTTCAAGTTAAACTCGCCCCTGCTAGTTTTGAACGCTTAACGCATGACATGATCCGGACAATCAAAAACTACAACCTGTATCAAGCGCAACAGTTTATGGAGAAACAAAATGGCGACCAAAAAAACGTGGACGGAGGAAGCCTACCCGATCCATTGCTTACCGATCAATCAACTCCGAGCCAACCTGAACAACCCTCGTGTGATTCAGGATGCGGAATTCAAGAAGCTAGTCCACTCGATTAAGACTGATGGTTTCATGCTCTCAATCCGCTTCATTGTCGTAGACAAAGACAATGTGGTCTTAGGGGGGAACCAAAGGTTTAGAGCGTGTCAAGAAGCCGGATTGAAGGAAGTCCACGTCGTAAGAGCGGAGGATTTAAGTGAAGAACAGCTCAAGGAATTCGTGGTCAAAGACAATACGTATTTCGGCCAATTCGATCGCGAACTGGTGGCAGCAAATTACTCTGATCGCGAGCTGGTTGAGCTTGGTGTGGATCTCGTGGAAGTTTCTAGCCCTCGCCTTGAAGTAATCGGAGACATTGAACCAGAGGTTGACTCCGCAGACTTAGCCAAGCAAAAAGAGATTTACGACAACAACTCTATCAAACAAGTCGTCGTTTACTACCCTGCTGAACTGTACGAAAAAGTCGTACAGTCTCTCAGTGCTGTAAAGAATCACTCAGCAACGGAAGAAAATCCAGACATGCTCGTTAAACTTATCCGTTATTGGAGGGAAAATGCAAGGTAAGCCAGCCTACAAAATCGTAAAGACTCCAATCGACAAGGTTTTTAGAAATCCTAGCAATCCCAGAACAATTTCGGAAGAAAAGTTTAAGAAACTCTTAAGATCTGTCATGGATGCCCCTTGGATGCTTAAGCTGCGTCCAATCGTTGTAAACAAGGATGGAATCATCTTAGGCGGTAATCAACGCTACAGAGCCTGTAAAGAAGCCGGATTCGATCACGTGTGGGTGATCTGGGCAGATGACATTAATGATGACCAGCAACGCCGTTTCATTATCAGGGACAACGTAGACTTTGGTCGCTGGGATCAAGAGATTGTAAAGCGGATTTACACACAAGAAGAGCTGGATAGGTACGGAACCGAAATCTCTCTGCTAGAACACACCGCTCCCGAGGCTGATCCTAACATAAAACAAACAGCTTTGATGGGTGAAGATGACGCTGTAAAGCCAGACATTCCGGCCGATGAGCTAGAACGTTCAAAAAAAGACTTTAACGAAAAGACTATAAAGCAGATTGTCTTTCATTTCCCGACAGAAACCTACGAAAAGGTTATTAGGGACATGGACGAGATCAGTAAAGAGCTTGACTGCGATGACAATAGCGAAGTGCTTTTAAGACTGTTAAATTTTTACGAGGTTGGAAATGGACTCGATGTTGCCGATTATGATCCCATCGAAGGGGAGAGCCGGGAAGACGAAGACAGACAAATTGCTGAGTAAAGCAGGTTTACATTTCTGCTTTGTCGTCGAACCTCAAGATGAAAAACGGTATGCCGAATCTGGTAAACCTCTCATGGTGCTACCTTCGAACGATCAAGGTATAACATTTGCTAGACACTGGATTCTCAAGCAAATGCGAAAAATGAACTATGAAAAATTCTGGATGCTTGACGATGACATTGAATGCTTCGGTTATGTGGAAGGTGGGAAAACGATCCAGTCCGATGCAAGTGTCTTGGGTAAAGCCGTTCACCAACTTCTACCATATGGACCCTCAAGTATGCTATCTCTTGAACTTCGGCAATTTGCTTGGTCGTCTCCGGAAGTTCAGAAGAATAAAATTGCTATGCAGTGTGTAATGTTTGATTTGCAACATTGCCAGAATATCGACTATGATCTTAGGTTTAAAATACGAGAGGATTACGACATAAGTTTCCAAGCCATATTCAAAGATAAAGGGACACTTAGGTCGGGCAAATACTACTATGGAATAGCAGACATGAAAAGCCAAGTAGGTGGTATGTCTCAATGGTACAATGAAGAAACTGAGATGCACGAAACTTGGAAGCTGTGCAGAAAGTGGCCGGGACTCGTAGAACCCTTGAGAAAAGATGGAAGAATAGACGTAAAAATTAACTGGAGTAAAATAAAATGAGCGGAAAAGAATCCCTTGAAATCTTGAAGAAAAGTGCACCAAAACTGACTTTGATCATGGAGCAAGTTTCCATGATTAATACTGTGATCACGATGCTGAAAGATAAATGTTTCGACGCAGAAATCCAAATGCTAAGAAATGCTCGTTCCGGATTGAATTTGTGGGTTGGAGAGCAATGTTCAAGCAGTTTTGAAATCATCGAATGCGAAATTCGAGCACAAGAACAGCTGGATGAAGAATGCGAAGAAGACGATGAAGAAGATGAAGAATGTGCGCGCCCAGGTTGTCCATGCAAATCTTAGAAATAACTCCTAAGAAAGTCGATTTCAAGCAATTTAAGATGCGATCCGCTCTTGAAGCGGATTGCTCTACACTCGTAAACTACGACTGTATGATAACAGAAAATGGAAAGCCTAAAATTCTGTACATGAAGGTAAATTCCCCCACAAGTCATTTGAGATGGGCAGTTCAGACGATAGAATACGCAGAAACACTTAGGACAAATGGCCTGAAAACCAGAAGTGCTATTTTCGGTTTTAGTCCTCGTGTTACCATGAGAAAGGATTTTTGCTCAGCAACTGCTATGGCTAGAAATTTCCCAGAACAACACTTTGTGATCTGCGAATTTGCAAAGGAGCTGACTAAACTATATCTGCAACACTTCCCAGATACGCTAGAGCAGCACTACGAAGCTGTGAAATCTAAGGTGCTTTCTGAATGGACAATAAAAGAAACTCCTTTCACATCAGGCATCGTGAATAAAAATAATCCTTTAAAATACCACCACGACGCAGGTAATTTTAAAAATGTACTTAGTAATATGATCGTGCTAAAAAGAGGAGTAGCAGGTGGAAGGCTTGCATGTCCTGAGTACGATGTCAAATTTGAATGTGATGACAATCACGTTGTCATCTTCGACGGACAGCAAATTCTTCATGGGGTAACGCCAATCATTAAACCACCGGGAAACAGCGATTCCTGCTACCGTTACTCTGTCGTGTACTATTCCCTAGAACAAATGTGGAATTGTGACAATGTCAATGAAGAAGTCAAAAGAATCAGGAAAGTCAAAAAAGAACGAGAGTTCAAGCGAATTGGGCGACCCGAGGGAAGTAATCCGCAGGAATAACTTTGAGAAGCCTAAAAAGAAACGCTACAACGAGTACACCCCAACGGACTCGGATGCTAAGATAGTCTACTCCTACGCTGCCTATGGAGCCACAAACGAGGACATAGCAGCAGCTCTAGGTTTAGACAACAAAACAATCACAAAATACTACCCCGAAGAGCTTATTTCTGGAAGAGCTACAGCGAAGAATAAAATCGCTCAAAGACTTTACCAGATGGCTGTAGGGCGTGATCCAATCTACGATCCAGAAACAAAAGAAATCATAGACCAAGGCGTTAGACCCAATCTCGGAGCATTGATATTTTTAGCCAAGACAAGACTTGGCTGGAAAGAAACCCATGTCGTAGAGCAAAACGTAGACTTTAAGCCTCAAGGCGTTTCTATCTACCTACCCGACAATGGCATGAGATGTATAGAGGGTAAGAATGCAAAATGAACTTGAGCTAAGGCCACAGGAAGGCCCACAAGAACAATTCCTACAGAACAACGCCAACATCGTGATCTACGGTGGAGCTGCCGGAGGCGGAAAAACTTTTGCTCTTCTCTTGGAATGCCTTCGCTGGATAAGCAAGAAAAACTTTTCAGCTGTCATTTTCCGTCGAACATCAACGCAAATTCGTAATGCTGGTGGGTTGTGGGACACTTCAACCACAATTTATCCCCTTTGCGGTGGCTACCCTCGTGAATCTCGCTTGGAATGGTCATTCCCTTCAGGAGCTAAAATCGCTTTCGCTAACATGGAATATGATAAAGACCGCTTCAACTGGCAAGGCTCTCAGATTCCATTGATAGGATTCGATGAGCTAACGCATTTTACGTGGTCACAATTCATGTACATGTTTAGCCGTAATCGCTCAGTTTCTGGAATTCCTAGCTATATCCGTGCAACAACAAACCCTGATCCGGACTCGTGGGTGCGCCATATGATTTCATGGTGGATTGACGATCAAACTGGGTATGCAATTCCCGAACGATCAGGCGTTATTCGCTGGTTTGTGGTTGAAAATGAGAAAGTGATATGGGCTGACTCTAAAGAAGAGTTGCTGTCTGTCGATTCAACTCGTTTGCCAAAAAGCTTCAGTTTTGTCGCTTCTACGGTGTACGATAATAAAATTTTGTTGGAACGAGATCCCGGATATTTATCTTCATTGAAGGCGTTGTCTAGATTCGAAAGAGAACAGCTTTTGATGGGAAACTGGAATGTTCGTCCCTCCGCCGGAATGTTTTTTCAGCGCGGATACTTTGAAGTTGTTGACGTTCTCCCTCGTAACTGCACTTTCGTTCGTTACTGGGATCGCGCCGCGACAAAGAAGACAGAAAACAACGATCCGGACTACACAGTCGGAGTCAAACTCGCTAAGGATTTAAACGGAATATTTTACGTTTGTGATGTTGTTAGATTGCAAGAAAGTCCTTTACATGTGCAGAATGCGATTAAAAATACTTCTTCACAGGATGGAAACAATTGTCGGGTTGGCATAGAGCAAGATCCCGGACAAGCCGGAGTTAGCGAAGTTGATCTCTTGATTAGGATGCTTGCAGGATACAACGCAACTCCCTACAAAGTCACAAAAGACAAGATCACTAGAGCCTCTCCGGTATCTGCTCAAGCTGAAGCAGGAAACATCCGTGTTTTAAGAGGAAACTGGAACGAAGATTTTTTTAGGGAGTTGGAAAACTTTCCGGAAGCGTCTCATGACGACATAGTGGATGCGTTGTCCGGAGCTTTTTTGATGCACACCGAGGAAAAATACAATCTTTACGCGCTCGCGCAAATGTAGGGGAAAATGGAAGACAAGCCTTTAGTCATTGCCGATGTCGTGGATTACTCTCCAACGACATATATTCAAGAACAAAAGCACCTTTTAGCCAAGGTAAAACAAGTCCACCACGATAATTTTGTTAGGGGCGACGGTTGGATGAACGTTCTTACCGGACTAGGAGTCTGTGGTCGTGATAAAAAACAGAATGGATTTTTCCGGCTGACCAACATTTTCAATCGTTCAGAACTAGATCAGATGTATCGCTCAGACGGTGTTTTGAGGTTGATTATTGATCTTTTTGCACAAGAAATGATCCGACAAGGGTGGGAATTGGAAGGCGACGCAGAAGGTAAAATTTTAGGAAAACTAGAGGAGTTGAAAGTCAATGAAGCGATGGGGAATCTCATTAAGTGGGCACGTCTTTTTGGCGGTGCTGTGTGCATTATGGGTATCGCTGACGGTCTGCCACTTGATCAGCCAGTTGATGAGAGGGGTCTGAGAGATGTTCAATGGCTACGTGTGTTTGATAGGTATCAAGCATATTCCAGAGATGGCACATTTGAATCTGACCTCAACTCACCAAATTACGGTTTTCCAAACGTCTATACGATCAATGACAACCGAACTGGCGCAGTGTTTTTCGTGCATTATTCCCGAATTCTCAGAATGGATTGGAATGTGTTGCCTCCCAGATGGCAGAATTTTAACCAAGGTTGGGGCGATCCTTTGATCCAAACAATTTACGAAGAGTTAAGAAATTATTCGATGGCTTTTTCGCATACTGCTACGATGATGGAAGACTTTGTGAATGGGATTCTAAAAATCCCAGGACTAACTTCAATTATGGCCTCACAATGTGGCGACCAGAACGTTTTGAAACGGCTAAATATTCTGAACCTATCCAAAAGTACCACGAATACCATGATACTGGATGGGGACGAAACGTATGAAAAGTACTCGACTAACGTGTCTGGCGTGGCTGATCTTATTGACCGTTTTATGTTATCTCTCTCGGCTGTTACTCGAATTCCTGTGTCTTTGCTTTTCGGAAGATCTCCAGCAGGTCTTAATGCCACTGGGGAGTCTGATGTCCGCAATTTTTACGATGCAGTTAAGCAGGAGCAAGAAACTAAGCTTAGAGGATGTCTTGAGAAGCTTATTCGATATATAATGATATCGAAAGATGGCCCATTTGCAGGTAAAGAACCTGATGACTGGTCGCTTCAATTTATTCCCTTGTGGCAAAACACAGAAGAACAAGACGCAACCACAAGGAGGGCAGTCGCCGAAACGGATGCCATTTACATTGACAGAGGCGTTTTAACACCCGACGAAGTGGCAATTTCTCGCTTCGGTGGCAATAAATGGTCAATGAACACAGAAATTGACATGGAATCTAGGGAGAAAATGTCTCAAGATCCAGCAGCATTGCAAGAACTGGAAGCAGAGAAGGAATCGTTATACAAAGAAGCTCCAAGCCAAGGGCCAGATTACATGGGAACTGGATTGCCGAGGTCGCCAGCAGGGTCGTTCTAAATGAAGAAAAGATCTTTTCAAATCCTGCTTGCACAACGCCGTCAGCAACAAATTAAGCCAAAAAAGAAAAAACCTCCCAATTGGTTGTTTCCAACTAATCAGGAACGAACATACGATAAAATTCTTTATTCCCTAACATCTGAACTCAGAAATATGATAAAAGATATTTTATTGCCTGAGATACCCTCGATGATCTCGGAGGTAGAGAACAAAACGCCTAATGATAGGGCTGACTCGTTCCTCTCCCGATTAAATTCGTTGATAATTTACATCGGCAATGCTATTCAGAGTAAAGTAAATATTACAATACTGGAGGCTTCGTATGTTGGGGCAGACATATCAAGATTCAACAAAGCTCAGTTTCAAAAGACAAATCAATCCATTTTTGGCATTGATATTTTTGTCGATGAGCCTTGGCTTGCTGATCAACTTGAACTGTTTAGCGTCCAAAATGCCCAGCTTATCCGGTCGCTACCAGAGCAGGAACTTGAAAGAGTTGCTGGAACAGTAGAAAGGGGCTTACAGCAGGGTCTGAGGTTTACAGCGGTGTCGAAGGAAATTCAAAAATCCTTTGGAATCACCCACCGACGAGCCAAGCTGATAGCCAGAGATCAAACAACGAAACTGAATGCTAGCTTAACAAAGTTAAGGCAGCAAGAAGTAGGCGTTGAAAAATACATATGGCAAACGGCCGGGGACGAGCGAGTGCGTCCTTCACACAGAGCCAATGACGGAAAGACTTTTCGATGGGACTCTCCGCCAAAAGCCACAGGACACCCCGGACATGATGTCAATTGTCGCTGCGTTGCTATACCAGTGTTTGAAGGCTTTTAAGAGGTTATATGCAAGAAGAGATATCCAAGATTAGGGAAAAACCTGGGGAATCCAATGCAGGTAAATATAACAACGTTAAAAAATCAAACTTTGCAGGACCGGACGGAACCTTTCCGATGAACAGCATGGCCAGAGCTAGGAACGCCCTCGCTCGCGCTCACTATGCCGCGAACCCAGAAGGGATTAAAGAGAAGGTCTACGCAAAGTATCCAACCCTAAAACAGCACCATAAGGCGCGTGAAGGTTTAGATGCAAAGAAGTATGACACTTACCAATCTCGCTAGGTACGACAAAGGGATCGTCAGGGGCGAAGCTGATCTAACCCCAGAGGGTTATATCAAATCCCGATCCATCGTCACTCGCTGCGGTGTTTTTATGTATAAAAATGCCGATGGCACGATTCGTAAAGAACTGCGACATCCCGATGACGTCTTGCAGCCTGATAGTTTGCTTTCCATGCGTATGATTCCTGTAGTTAATGGTCACCCTCCCGAACGCCTAGTCACCGCTGATAATTCCAAAAGATTATCCGTTGGATACACCGGAGAGACAGTCGAACAAGAGTTGCCGTACATCATAGCCAATCTAGTCATTACTGACAAGGGAACAGTAGAGGAAATTGTAGGTAAAAAAAAGAATGAGCTTTCCCTAGGTTACACCACCGACCTCATACCTGATTCTGGAATGTATTTTGGGGAGCCTTACGAATTCCGTCAAACCAATATCCGCTACAACCATTTGGCGTTAGTGGACGAAGCAAGGGCAGGACCGGAAGCGCGTATTTCGCTCGACGGACAGGATGCAGAGCAAATTTTAAAAGAGGAGGCCGAAGTGGCTAACAAGAAAATGAGAAAAGTTAAGGTCGATGCTGAGGAGTATATGCTCGAAGATGATGCCGCAGAAGGCATTGAGGGGCTTATGAGAAAGCACGATGAGTTGAAAAAAGCTCATGAGGGACTCATGAGTGAACACATGGCATTGAAAGATTCGCACGAGAAAATGATGGCCGAGCGTGACAGTCTAAGAGACAAAGATCACCACGATCCAGAAGCCGTTCACCATCCACTCGAAAATGATGAGATTGGAGCTAAAGGGAAAGAAGAGAAAGACCCTATAGATACGTATGGGATGCAGTCCCATGTGAGAGATTATGAAAAACCCACCAACATGGAGAATCATGCCGTGATGTCACCCAAAAATGAACATTATCCGCACGACCTACCGCACATCGCAAAAGTGGATGGAGCGGAAGTGTCTCGTCGGGTGAAAGAAAGAGTTAAACTAGAGAAGCTCTCAGAGCGTTATCTGGACAAAACAGCCATTGCAAGAATGGATGGAATGAGCGACCTAGAGATTAAGCAACGTTTAATCTTGGCAATTCAGCCTCAAGCACAATTGCAAGGGCGCAGCGAAACTTACATCAATGCAAGATTCGATTCTGTGTGTGAAGACCTTCCCGGAGTAAAAGTCATCGCAACACCAACTTCCATGAAAATGGACGGTGATGCTGAGAAAGACGGAGCTGATCAGGTAGCTGCACGGAAAAACATGATTCGTAGACAACTAAATGCCTACAAACCGAAGGGGAAATAACTATGCCACAAACATCATATAATTTTTTCATGAGCATTGGTTCAGCTGGTGAGCTTTATGACATTGGCTTTAACAACGTTCTATCGCCTGTCGCTTCTGTGGAGAATATCCCAGTAGGTATAGGCGTAGCAAAAGTAATCGGGCAAGATCTTCAAGTCCGTTTACCACACCAAGATATTGTCGCCGTTCAAGCTTCTACAGCTTTGATTGCGTCAAACAGCACGGTGGTGACATTGAATGGTATTGCGTTGACCCCTGTAGTTTACGCAACAAGCAATGCAGCTACCCTGACAGCGATTGCAGCTTTAATTGCTGCTCAGCCTTTGATCGCATCGGCTGTTTCTAACGGTACTGACACAATCACGATTACCGCCTCGCAAGGGTTTGCGGTAACCGCGACATTTGTCACAACCGCAGGATCGGGTCAGCCAACTTGGACACCTACATATTCCAACGACAACGTGTTTTATGGCGTGTCTGTTTACATTCAAAACAAGATGAACCTTTATGGGCCACAAGGCTCAGCAGGTGCTGCTCCCTACTTTATCGGAGATGCAGTGTCAACTCTTACGAGAGGACGCATCTATGTAACGGCTGAAAACAACGTCACATCAGACAGTCCAGTTTACTGGAGAATCGTTCCAACTATGAGCAATCCTCAAGTCGGTTCATTCCGGTCAGATTCAGATGGTGGTAATGCCATCCTGTTGGCTTCCACAACTGGTATCCGTTGGATCACTAGTGCGACTGCTGGAAACTTGGCCGTTCTTGAAGTCAACCAACCGTAAGAGGAGAAAAAATGGATAAGATTATCACAACAAAACTCGACGCGAACGAGACATTCTTCTTTGCGCGGGAATTGGAATACATCAAGTCGAAATCATACGACATTGAATTTCCAGAAATGAAAGCTTTCAAGCACATTCCGATCAGCACAGAAGCTGGGGAAGGCGCGCAGGCTATCACGTACGCCCAATTCGAAGAGGTCGGTCTTGCAAGAGTCATCGAGTCCTATGCTGATGATCTCCCAAGAGCCGACATTCGCGGTAAAGAATACACAACCCAAGTTAAATCAATTGGTTGCTCCTATGGTTACTCCGTCCAAGAGATTCGTGCAGCTGTTTACGTAGGCCGTTCTTTAACACAAAGACAAGCAAACGCAGCCAGACGCGCGAACGACCAGCAGATCAACCACTTGGCTTGGTTTGGTAATGCCACCTACAATATTCTGGGGATAATCAATACTCCGAATATTCCGGCATACTTAGTCCCTGCTGATGGGACTGGCTCTTCAACACTTTGGACAAGTAAGACACCAGATCAAGTTTTGCGCGATCTTAACCAGATCACCAACTCGATCGTCCAATTGACAAAAGGCGTTGAAATGCCAAACACCGTATTGTTGCCTGTGCAACAGTATACTCTGATCGCGTCGACTCCAAGAAGTACGACAAGCGATACGACGATCCTTGAATATTTTATCCAGAACAACCCATTCATCACAACAGTTGACTGGGTACCTGAGCTGACTGGTGCAGGTATTCAACCTCCATCCGGCGGTCAAGGAACAGATATGTTCATCGTCTACGATAAGAACCCTGACAAACTTACCATGGAAATTCCAATGCCATTCACGCAGTATCCTCCGCAGGAACGTGGGCTTGAATTTGTAGTTCCTTGCGAGTCTCGTTATGGTGGGATTATCACATATTATCCACTTTCATTAGCATTTGGAGAAGGTATCTAACATGGCACTAGTGAGTTATACTGGGAAAAACATCCTAGGCGTTGTAATGGCAGGGGGCGAGATCGCTCGCCTCTTGCCCGGAATCAATGAAATTGAAGATGACAAACTTCAGATAATGAAGGCTCATCCTCTTTTCAAAGCAAGAATGGATCTAACTTTAGTGCAGATAATGCACGAAAATGTAGACAAAGACGGTAAAAGAACAGTTCAGGATATGCTTAAACACATTCCTCAAATTTTCGATACCAAGCTATTGAAGAAAATCATTGATACAGATGGTAGGGATAAAGTCGTTCGAGCTGCGTCAGACCAGCTTGATAAGATTCGTCATCCTGCAAAAGCTAAAGAAGAAGCAGAACATTTTAATTAGGTGATGTATGCAGATTTCAGCAAATACTGTCATTAGTGCGCTGTTCGTTTATGCACCTCAGTTTTACACGGAAGATACTGATCGACTGGCGTACCTTAATACGCTCTATACTTTGGTTTCTTGCCAAGTGAACGCTCAGTTTCTCTCCTGCTGCGGTGTGTCTGTGTTCGCGTTTTTGATGGCTCATTATCTGACTTTAGCTGCTAACCCTAATATTGGTGTTCTGAACAATATATCCGAGGGCGATCTAGCTCTCGGATATAATGTCTCTGCAGATATGGAAGCTCTTGCGTTGACTCCATACGGTCGTAGCTATCTCGATCTAGTGAGAAGAACCACTCTCGGAAGCACAGTGACTAATCTCCCTGTGATCTTAGGGGGTGTCATTCAAAATATGCCAGTCACATCAGGGTGCTGTGGAGGGTACGGTGGGTACTATTCCGGCGGTGGTGGCTGTGGCTGTGGTTGTTAAATGGCTAGATCCTCAATACTGGATAACAGAAGGCTAATGGATCAACAATTAGCCAAAATTGAGGAAATGTCTAACTCTTTCGTGTTGGTGGGTTTCCAAGAAGGAACCGTTACCAAATCTCAAGTGAAAGGGAATAGACGTAAAGCACCCGGAAAGAATATGGCTCAGATCGCAGCTGAAAATGAATTCGGGACTAAATACATCCCAGCAAGACCGTTTATGAGGACGAGCTTCGATGAGAATAGAGGTTTGATCCAAGAATTTATTGATAACGAATACGAAAAAGTTTTAGGAGATGCTTCAACAGTCAAAAGGTCGTTGAATTCAATAGGGATTTTTGCCGTTGGTTTGATCCAACAAAAGATCCGAGCCATTCATCAGCCTCCCAACTCTCCAAGAACGATAGCTCGTAAGAAGAGTAGTAAACCTCTGATTGATTTTGGCCAAATGGTTCAGTCAGTCAGACACAAAGTTGTGATGCCATGATACCTCCAATCGAACCCCTTTCACCTTTCGAAGTATTTAGGACACCGATTCAAATCAGGCGTTTTACACAAGGGTTTTACTTAAATGGAGTGTGGCAAGAGGGAAGCCAGATTACTTTATCTAGTGTGTTGGTTAGTGGCAATGTGGTCAATATCACGCTTAATTCTGTGGCCTTGACTCCGATTACTTTCACGACAAATGCTGCAATAACGATGGCGTTGATTCGAGCAGCAATATTGGCTCAACCGAATATAGATCAGGTCGATATTTCTAACGATTTGCTAACGATAACTATCATTCCGGTAGAACCAAACCTGTCAGTTGTGACAGTTTTTAATGTCACATCCGGATTGACACAACCTACTGTCAACATACTCAATTCACCGTATATCATCAACGCGACAGCAAGCGTCCAACCCACAAAAGGTAAAGACGTTATGTTAGTACCTGAAGGCCGTAGGGATCAAGAAACGTATAAAATGTACACCTCTACCGAAATTAATGCAGTGACAACACAAAATCCTGATCAGGTGACAATACTTTCAGATAAATTCACAGGCATCGTTTTCGAAGTGATTCAAGTTTTAGAATGGCAAAACAATGCCAATTTCAATATCACAAATCACTTCAAGTACATAGCCATGAGACTTCAACCACTCCCCGGAGTTTTATGAGCATAAACTTCAATACTGTAAGGACAAATCTTTATAACTGGGCAATTGCCAATATTCCTTCTGGGATGCCTGTGATCTGGCTTTATCCCAACGCGCCAAGACCTACAGTGGATTACGTCAGTCTTTATATTTCTACCGTTACACAGATCGGGTGGGACTGGATTCAAGACCCCACGGATGACTCCGGTGTTTCTCAAATGGTAGGTGACCGAGAATTCACTGTTCAGGCGCAAGCTTATGGAGGAGATCCAGTCACTATATTAAATAATTTAAGAACATCATTGCAAAAACAGACGGTTTTAGATAGTCTGCGAGCAGTTGGAATCGTATTCGCGAACTGGTTTGCCATCAATGATGTCACAGAATTAGTTGATTCAAGATATGAGCAAAGAGCGAGTTTTGACATCTTGTTGCGAATTGCTGATGTCTACACAGATACTCTAGGTGTCATCGACACAGTCAACATTCAGGAGACGATTTACAATCCTGCGAATGTCGTCGTGTACAATGAAACTCAAACCATCCCACCATCTTAGGAGGATAAAATGCCTTTAAGCGATATCGTAAACGTACAAATCACCAGACAGACCCAGTCTGTTTCGGCAATGGGCTTTGGTATCCCCATGATCCTAGGGACGAACAAGAATTGGAACGATCTTATCCGTAAATATAAAAACATGCAGGGTGTTGCTGCGGATTTCGAACCTTACGACCCTGAATACATCGCTGCGCAGGATTTATTCTCTCAGCCTGTCACCCCCCCCTATATCTACATTGGAAGAAGAACGGTGGATTCAGTCGATGTTTCCGTGGAAACACCTATGCCGTCCCAACTTTATAATGTCACAATAAACGACACAAATCTTCAGGTAAATTCTGCTGATCTTTTTCAGCAATCAGTCGTGACTTTGAGTGGAGATTTGATCACAAACAATCGAATCAACGTTTCACTCAATGGAACAATCGTAGGTACAGTGACCAGCGTGATAGCTTTTAGCACTTCATTTACTTCCGGTACATCGACAATCGTAACAGTGAATGGAGTTTCGTTGTCTGCCGTGCCTTACAACACATCCAACACTCAAACTTTAGCAGACATTGCAACAGCTATCTCCGGTGTTTCTGGCGTTACGAGTGCCACTTCAGATGGAACAAGCAAAGTAACCGTTGTCTTCACAAACCCAGGCAATAACACCGTTAACAGCGCGGTCACAACTGGAGGATCTGCTCCAACGGCAACGATCTCTGAAGGTGGATTTGTTTATGCTTCAAGTAATCTTGCAACCATGACAGCCATTGCCAATGCAATCGCGTTGATGCCGAATGTCTCATCCGCTGTTGTATCTGGTTCAGGAAACCATGTCATAACGGTTAGAACTGACGCTGCGGACGCTTGCGTCATCGACTTCTTTACCGTTACTCTTGGAGTTTCTCAAGCCACGGCAACAATCGTGAATTACAATCTAGGAGATGTTATCGCAGAAGCGTTAGTGGAAGCGATTAATGGTGCTAGCTTAGGCGTTACTGCCGCGATCGTTTCACCTCCAAGTGCTACCTTCTCGATAACAGCCAACGTTTCTGGCGTGCCTTACACGGTAGCCGTCAGCACAAACATCGCAAATCCAACCAATGCCAGAGTGGTAATTACGCAAGTTGTGCCTTCAGCAGCCTACAATGTAAAAATTGAAGGGTATACCTTTGTTTATTCTGCGCCTTCAAATGTTTCGACCTCTCTTCAAGTTGCTGCCGGATTGGTTGCGTTGATTAACTCGTCAACCTATGTAAATCAGCAAGGTGTGACTATAGAAAACCCGATTAATGGTGTTGTCACAGCAGAAGACAACGGAAATGGAAGCTTTGAATTGAACGCGGTCGTGCCTTCAGATCCTTTCAGATTGCAAGTATTCCCTGCGGATATCATGGTAATCCAGAAAGGATTGATTATCGGGCCATACACTCCGAGCGGAAGCGTTGTTACAGACCTACAGGACATACAGGATGTCAATGATGACTGGTACGCTCTAGCTTGTACCGACAGAACCTCAGCAACGGTTCAAGCGATCGCAGCTTGGATCGAAACTCAAATCAAGATTTTCGGTACAGCATCGAATGATCCAAACATAATCAATAAACCTCTTGGAAGCGGAGACGGCTACGACTCTACCTCTGTCGCAGCAATATTTGCTAACGCTGGTTATGTGCGTAGCTTTGTGCTTTTTAATGAAGATGCAGCTACCGATTATCCGGAATGTGCGTGGTTTGGAGTTTGCTTGCCTTTAACCCCCGGAAGCGAAACTTGGATGTTTAAACAGCTAGCTTCGATTTCGGAATCGGATTTGGATGCGACTCAAGAAGATAATGCTTTTGGAAAGGGTTGCAACACCTACGAGTTTATCGGAGGTTTTGGAATAACACAAAAAGGTACTGTTGCAGCCGGGGAATACATTGACGTTGTCCGTGGAGTTGACTGGTTGACTTCGACAATTCAAACCTACGTTTACAACACCTTGATTTTGAATCCTAAAGTCCCCTACACGGATTCTGGGATTACAGCTATCGAGGCGCAAATTCGCAGAGCCTTGGATCTAGGAGTTACCAATGGATTCATAGCACAAGATCCAGCCTACAATGTAATCGTGCCTCTAGCGTCTAGTGTCTCGCCAGAAGACAAAGCTGCTCGCGTTCTTAACGGTGTAAGCTTTACAGCGACACTAGCAGGCGCAATTCAAGCAGTAAATATCACGGGAACCGTATCCGTTTGACGAATGTAAAGCGGATTTACAAGGAGAAAAAAAATGAGCGTAAGAACCTACGATCCTAAACAGGTAATCGTGACAATTGCAGGCGTACCAATGTCGGGTTTTTCCGATGGAACTTTTTTGGAGATAGACAGAAACGAACCAACTTGGACGATGGTAGTTGGGGCTGATGGGTTGGTTACTCGTGGTAAAACCAACAATTTTTCTGGAACGATGACTTTGACGTTGAAACAGTCGAGTCCCAGCAATGATATTCTTTCGGCATTAATGGCTGCAGACGAAGCGTCAAACGCTGGTATTTTCCCTGTGTTGGTAAAAGACCTGTCTGGGAATTCGGTTTACTTCTCCGCGACAGCATGGGTAAATCAATATGCAAATTCGACATTCGACAAAGCCATCACAGATCGTCAATGGACATTCTCTCTGAGCGAGGCCGACATGTTTGTAGGCTCTAACTCAAACACATAATTTGAATTAACTGGGAAGGTTATATGATTCAAACTAAAGAAAAGAATATAGAAGGCGCGACCTACATGGTCACGCAACTACCAGCGCGAAGAGCTTTAAAATTGAAAGCTAGGCTAATAAAGCTTTTCGGGCCAGTTTTTGCGCAGATGTATTTGACGACATCAGCAGAAAAATCAGAAGATCAGCAAAAACAGGACATGGTGCGTGCCGTTCAAATTTTAGCATCCACCATCGACGAAAATGTCTTTGAGAATCTAGTCCTTGAAATCGTCAATGGCGTTAGAAAAAATGGCGTTGAACTTACTCCCAGCGTAGTCGATATCGAATTTGCTGGGGACATAGGGACTTTGTATCAAGTTGTGTGGTTTGTCTTAGAGGTGAATTTCTCAAATTTTTTTTCGATGTTCGGTATTGGAAACCAATCCGAACAGGCTCCAATTCCGAAGGAAGATACGAGAAAAACCTTCACGAAGACCTACGCGCAGAACTCGCAATCTGGCGTTTAGTTTTTGAGAATATAGCCACGTTAGGTGCGCTTGAAGTGAGTTGGTCGTTGGATGATGTCTATAGGGCAAATGCCCTTTTGGATATGAAGGCAGATTTAGCTGAAGAAGAAACAAGAAGGAACAAAAAATGATCGTTAGAGAATTGGTGACCCGACTGGGTTTTCAGTTTGACCGGACAAACTTAGATAAGTTTGAACGCTCGATCATCGGTTTTAAAACAAAATTCTCTCTTGCTTCCGCTGGTATAATCGCAGGTGTAAAAAAGACGTTGGATTATTTCGGAAATGTAGCCAAGCAGACATTGGATGTTGATGAGCTGGCGAGGAGTACCGGAATTGCCACAGAACGATTTATAGCTCTAGGAAGAGCAGCCAATCAGTTTCGTATCCCTGACTTTGAAGGAGCTTTCAAAAATGTCAGCAAAATCCTTGATGATGCTAGACATGGGGCTGGTGAGCTTTTTGAGATATTCAGAAGGTCAGCTCACCAGTTAAATTTGACGCCTTTTGTCGAGAAAAACGATATCGAAGGTGCAATAAAAGCCGTTCTTGAATATGGAAAAACTCTAAAAGATGTTCGGGAACAAACTAAGCTTTTTTCCGATGTTTTTGGAGCAGATAACGCAGCTGGTTTTGTAAATGTTTTAAATCAGGGTACTGAAGCTTTAAGCAGAGGTGCTGACGCCTACAAAGAATATGCTCAAACAGTATTGAAAAGTAAAGAAGGGCTAGGGGAATTTGAAAGGGATCTAAAGAGTTTTTATGATGATGTTGCCAGCGTTACCCAATCTTTTGTCTCGTTGGTTTTGCCGACGATTCATGGTTTTGTTAAAGGGTTAAAAGGAATTTTCTCAGGGGAATCTTTTACAGATGAAGGGCTGAAAAAGCTACATGCTGAAGCAGAAAAAAGACACCCCAATCTTTCTGCGAGGCTAGAATCTCATCAGGAAGAAGCGAGAAATATCAAAGACTCCATTGCTCATTTTCTTGGGTTAGATACGCAACGGGCTAACTTCGAAGCATTTTTAAACTCTCAAAAATCCTCAAGCAATAACCAACCTCTAGCGGTAACTAACAATAATAAATTCGAATTCGCCGTAGCTGCTGGCACGACAGAACAACAAGGGATTCAAATTTCAGATATGGTAAGAATGGCGATTCAGAATACGTGGGATGAAAAGACACGTGAAATCGTCAGCAACAATCCGACGGTGGAATAATGGTTTTAAGCTTAATCTACGGAAGGAAATATGCACAGAGCAAGGTTGGTACTGTATCGTTTGACACAATGGTTACGGAAGAACACAGATATACCAGTCGAGTCACTAATTATCCTGTGGAAAACGGAACCATTGTTAGCGATCACATTATTAATCAGCCCGATGTTGTTGTGTTATCTGGTTTGGTCACTGATACGCCCCTATCAATTTTAGCCCCCTACAATCGCTCTGTAGCAGCCTTTAATGCTTTAATCGAGATTCACAGAAAGAGGCAAGTCGTTACTGTTGTCACAGGAATAAAAGTTTACTACGACATGGCTATCGTCACTCTAGACGTGCCTAGAACGGTAAAAACAGGTCAAACGCTGACTTTCAACATAGAGCTTCAAAAAATTAATTACATCAACAACATCGACGCATTTTTGAACCAACCCAATGTTTTTCAAGGTGTGGAAAATAACACACCGATTCAGACCGTGTCTGACAATTCTCAAATTCCTATTTTACGCAATGACCCTCCTTTTAGCCTGAAAGATCAAGCTGCATCACCAGTCAGCTTCGGCATTCAAAACTTAGCCAGAATCCCAACGTCAATCTTGCCTAATGTCTTGACTAACGCAACAGCGATTCAGGAGGCCACCTGATGCATATCATCCCCTTTCAAGAGCAGCCAGCGTGGTCGATGCAAATCCAACTAACCAACGTTCTTTTCCTGTTTTACTTCAAGTGGAACGCAATGAATAAATATTGGGTAATGAGCATATATGACCGGAATGAGCAACCTATACTTTTGGGCGTGAAGGTGGTCACAAACTATGATTTGACGTCTCAATTTCCGTTGCTTGGCATGCCAGCAGGAGAAATTGTCTGTCAAAACATTCGTGACATGTGGAACGAAATAACCAGATTTGACATGGGTCAAACCACAGAGCTGATTTACTACGAACCAGGCGAACTTGAGGCGAATGCTTAATGGAATTTATCAGAGAAGCCAGCTTGATCGTAAATCTTAGAAAAGAAGATTTTTCAGGATACTACCGAACGATAGAAATAAAGGATCTGAGGATATCATTTTCCATTTTGAAATCTCTTGCTTGGAGTACAAACTCATCGGTGATTCGTGTGTGGAATCTTAGTTCTGCCCACAGGAACGCAATAAAAGACTATGGCGATCAAGTCATCTTGTCAGCAGGATATCAACGAGCAGAGGGACAAAGCATTCTTTATGTCGGAGACACAACAGCCGTTAGCCACATTTTCGATCAACCAGACATTGTTTCAGTGTTCGAGTGCGGAGACGGAGACAGATACATCAACCAGTCTGTCTTTGTCGTGTCGTATTCCTCCAATGCTCCAGCAAGACTTATCGTGCAAGACATCGCAAAAAAAATGGGAATTCCGAATGTGGAATTCGCGAATTCAGACAACCTCATATTTCGGCAAGGATACAGCGATTGTGGTATGGCGAAAGACATGCTAACAAACGTGTGCAATAAGCTGGGTTTGCAATGGAGCGTTCAAAATTCTAACCTTCAAATTATCCCTCAAACAGGGACAATCGTACAACAGCCAATTATAATCAATGAAGACACAGGAATGCAGGGAATACCTCAACGTTTTACTTTTCGCCGTACTGATATGTATCGTCCAGTCGTGCGCAATCCAACACAAGTTCCCACAGCTCCACAAGTGCCACCTTCTCAACCTTCCGGTTACAAAGTTAATGTCGCCCTAAAACCTGAAGTTTTGCCGGGATCGCCAATCGTTTTACAATCAACACATCTGAATTTCAAAGGAACTTTTCGAGTAGACAACGTCAGACACGAAGGCGATACTTGGGGGCCAATTTGGAGTTCACAGATGGAAGTGACCGAGGTTGTAACTACACCAACATGACATCACCAGTAGATATGCCATCGGCAATTAGGCAAGCCATCCTATATCAACTAAACAATGTTCACACCGCTCTACCTGCTGCGATCGTTTCGTACGATTATTCCAAGCAACGTGCAGCCGTCCAACCGTTATTAAATAAGGTTTGGGGTAACGGTACAACAACCCCGATGCCCATTATAGAGAACGTCCCAGTCATTTTTCCTAGAGCAGGCGGTGCGTCATTAACGTTCCCAGTCGCTAGTGGCGATACCTGCCTGCTCGTTTTTATTGAAAGATCAACAGACCTATGGAAAACAGTAGGCGGACAAGTCGATCCCGATGATCCTAGAAAGTTCAATCTATCCGATGCCGTAGCCATCCCCGGATTGTTTCCGTTTAGCGAAAGTTCACAGGCTATAAATTCCTCGGATGTTTTGTTGACCTACTCCGGATCGAGTATCACTATCAAAGAAAGCGGTGATGTAGTAATAAATACTTCAGGAACCGTAGCGATAGGGAATTCGACAACCGAAGTTTTAAATCTCCTCTCTCAGCTTATGGGTTACCTGCAAGGGTCGACCGTTATGGGACCAACTTTAAATGGACCTCTTAATCCTGCGTTTATTGCTCAAGTGTTAGCGTTGCAGACTCAGTTGAATGTGATTACAGGGACAATACCATGATTGATCTAGCGTTAGATCCGACAACAGGAGATCTGCTGATTGAGAATTTCGATGCACAATTGGTGCGTGGCATAGATCAGATCGCTCAAAACTTAACGATTAGGCTTCGATTTATACTCGGAGAATGGTATCTAAATATTTTAGCTGGACTCCCATACTATCAATACATTTTTATAAAAGATCCCAATCAGATCCAAGTGGAGACTTTTATAACCGAAGAGATAGCAAACACGAACGGCGTTCAGGAGATAACGGAATTTTCCAGCGATTTTGACGGTATAAGTCGCAGATTTTCTGTAAATTTCTCGTGCATAACGGTTGATGGGGATCTTAACGTGGAGATAAATCTATGACATTCGGTTTGACACCCCAAGGTTTCAATGCAAAAAGACTCGCGGATATCAAAGTTTCTTTGGAAGATGGTTACGTGGCTCAGTTCGGTGACATTAATCTTGATCCTCAATCAGTATTCGGGCAACTCGTGGGTGTCGATGCAAAGCCATTGGCTGATCTTTGGGAAAACTTGGAAGATGTTTACCTCTCTCAGTACCCAAATTCAGCATCTGGTGTGGCCTTAGACAACGTAGTTCAGTTTAATGGAATATCTCGCAAGCCAGCTACCCAGACGAGCGTGGTGGCGACTTGTGGAGGTTTGGAAGGGACTTACATTCCTCAGAACTCATTAGCGACAATTCCGCTTTCTGGTGCGGTTTTTTATGCAGATCAAGGTGGGTCGATCACAGCAAACAATGCAGATTTTGTAAAAGTTCAAGTAGGAACGGTAACCACCCAACCATACACAATCGTCTTGAACAACGTCTCATTTGTGTACTCAATTCCGATAATCACCTTTTCAAATTCTGGGGCTATTTTCGTAACCGGAAACAGTATCGTAGTGACAATCAACGGCGTTGCGCTTCCTGCCGTTTCGTACGCCTCTAGCAGTAACGCCACTTTAGCTGCCATCGCAACAGCGATTTCAAACTTCGGAACAGGATCTGAATTGGTGGCTACGCCAACAAATCCAGCCACAATCACAATCGTTCCAAATTCCGGATTTTCAGCTGCGACGATTCAAATCACAATCACAGGCGGTGCTTCCCAAGCCGGAAGTGCAATCACCTATCAAGCACCAGCTAACGCAAATGCAATAACATCCAGACTTACTGCGCTGCTGAATGTAGGAACACCAACATGGCTAGCTACAGACAATATCGATGGCACTCTGTCAATCAACACCTTATTGCCTAACAATCCCTTTATTGCTCAAGTTGGACTGAATCTAACGATTGCTTTGCTCTCGTCTCCAATCTCGTTTCTGTGTGAAAACTATGGGCCAATCTCCTGTCCTGAAAACGCGTTGAACACAATCCTTACCCCTATCGCGGGATGGAATTCAGTGACGAACTGGATCGCAGGAGTAACCGGCACACTTACGGAGAATGATGCCGAACTCAGAATCAGGCGAGCAAATTCTATAAAACTTTTAGGAAACTGCACGGTCGAAGCTATCGAAGCACAACTAGAACAGAAAGTGCCCGGAGTGACGAGCGCAACTGTGTTTGAAAATCGAACATTGAGACAACAATCCTATGTAATCGTTTTTGGTTCAGCCTTTGCTTCTAGTGATGTCGTGACAGTTTCATACGACAACAACAATTATAATTTTACAGTCACTTGTCCATCAAGTCCAAACCAAGCGACCTCGATGGGATTGCTAGTCGCTGCTTTCGAATCATTGCCTGAAGTTTCTTCGGCTTCCTACGGTGGAGCAGGTAATCAAACCCTCACCGTAAACATGAACATTTCTCAAGTTATTTTTTTAGACTCTGTAACGACATCTGTGTCGGCACAGACAGCAACAATCACAGGCGGTAGACCGCCGAAATCATTTGAAGCAGTAGTGCAAGGAGGAACCGATGATGCAGTCGCGAATCAGATCTGGCTCTCAAAACCAGCTGGCATTGAAACTTATGGGAATACTCAAGTCGCAATCACAGACTCCCAAGGCAACACCCAAACGATCTTCTTCTCAAGGCCGACGAACGTATACATTTTCGTTCAAGTCGCACTGACCCTTTACACTGAGGAAACATTCCCTGTAAATGGATTGCAACAAGTGCAAGAAGCTATTTACAATTATGGGATATCTCTTGGTGTGGGAATTGACGTTCTCTTTCAGAGAGTGCTGGCGCAGATATTCAGAGTACCGGGGATTGCTAGTGGTGACATGCAGATAGCAGCTACAACTTCTCCAACTCAGAATCCTTCGTATGGAACATCAGATATAACGATAAGCGACACTCAGATATCCGTATTTAATCTCGATGTGATCTTTGTCAGTATAGCTTAAACCATTTCGCGGACATGCGCGATATGGTCGTAGATGGTTTGTGGATCATTTTCCTGATGTCAGGAAAATGCTTTTAGAATAGGTGTGAAAGTGGTAGACATAGAAGATTTTTACTCTAGGATGGTCATCCTTCTAGCATCCCAATTTCAAGGGACTACACCGGATGGAAGCAAGACAAACTTGCAGAAGATCCTCTATGTCCAATCGCAACAATATCAAGACATCCAAACCCAATTAAACTTGCTGAATGGATTTAGAAATCTGAACACTGCGCAAGGTGTGCAGCTTGATGGCCTAGGAGAAATTATTGGATTGCTGCGCGTAACTGGCCAGCCAGATGACGACCAGATAATTGATGGTGTGCAAGTCACAGGATACCGACAAGATTTGCAGTTTCAAATATTTGTAAACAACTCTCAGGGTACTCCTGAAGAGGTAATTTACATTTTAAGCTATTTAACAAAAGCCTCAGAAGTTTGGTACAATGAAGTTTATCCTGCCGCATACCAGATGTCGACAAATGGCCTAAATTTTCCAGATTTTCCTAGCGATTTAGTCGGAGCGATTCAGCAAGTCTCACCAGCAGGTGTTAACTTTCTTAACATCGCAGCCACTTACAATACGAATCCGTTTGTTTTTTCCAGCGATCCGATAGACGAACAGTTTTTTGTCGCTCCAAATCCAGTTGATCCAACGCAAGCAAACCCTTTCCAAGTGGAGGGAGGGTCAGGCGCGGAAGATCTGTACATACAAAGAGGTGAAGTGATAAACCCAAATTTCGGAGGCGGTTTCGCCGAAGGAAACACAAATAATTCAGTGGACACAACAGGTGCAGGACAAATCGCCGAAGCGATAATGACTGGCGGAAACTTAGCACCACCATACTAGGAGTTTTTTTATGGCCTTACTTACACCGCCTTCCAGCTTTCCAGACTGGGCTGTTCAAAATCAAGTTGATGATGTTTCAGGACAAAATAACGTGCTTGTTCCCCCTCCGGAAAAGCAACAGTACGGATGGTCAAGGCTGGAATTCCCAGTGAGACAGTGGTTCAACTGGCTGTTTAGGACAATAAACGACTGGATTCAATATCTAGCTCAGCAAGCTGGATTAAAAGTTACCACCGACGGAACTGGGTCCACAGCCGCATTTAACACGGTTACAGGCGGTCTTTGCATTATATGGGTACAGGACAAAGGATCAGGGGGAGCAGCAAATTTCTTCAATGGAATTTGTTATGTCCCACCAAGTCCAGTAAGTCCAGTATCATTTAATACAATCGCCACATCATCAACTTTGACCGTTTCAAGCATATCAACCTCAGGCAATGTGACGGTAACTGGCGGTGTTGGCCCATACGTCGTAGTTGGCCTGACCAATGCTCAATAAAAGGAGTAAATATGTCATCACCAGTAGAACTGAACGATCTTCCTGTAGCGACAGTAGCAAACAATTCCGACACCACTCTTTTGCGCCAAGGGTTAACGGATTATCAATGCTCTGTGGGATTGATCAGGAATATAAATATCCCTTCGCTTACTGCAATTCCTAACGGTTATGCAAATCCAACGGATGCTTTCATGATCAATAGAACCCTTGGTGGAGTACCGCAGAATTACAAGATCAACTTCTCTCAGGTCGGATTGGTACAAGGAACTCAAATGTGGTTTTATCAGGGAGTAGTACCAGCAGGATGGTCACCAATCGCTGGTACAGGAAACAGGCTTTTGGCCGTATCTGATTCTCCTCTAACAGCGAATCCCCAATACTATAATTCCCAAAATGCAGGAACACAAACAGGTACGTGGCAACAAACAGACTGGACTCTGACTCCTGCGCAATTGCCCCCTCATAAACACCAAGTCTATTTAGGGAAAAGCGACACAAATATAAACACATCGTATGTGCAAGGTGTCGTTACCCCAAACAGCAGCGGAGATCAACCTTGTACTGCGTATACGTCCGATGGGAGTCTTAGTTTCGGATCACCCTTATTGGGACAACCGCACAATCACGGTAACACGTGGCGACCGCTAGCCAACGTTGGGATCTTGGGGCTTAAAACATCATGAAGAACACTAGCTGCGGATGCAACTGTCCGTTTGTAAAGCAAGGGTTTTGCGCTGAAGAAAAGGAATGCCCGAACTATTGCGAGTCTTGGTGGCTAGAAGGTGAAGGCAAAGAACCTGTGTTGATAAAAGACTGTTCGCCCAAAAGAATGCTTTTACAGCAACAGTTGATGCAGCATCGTCTTGAATGCGTTCAACAAGCTTTGTGCGACTCAAGGAACAAATATGAGGAGCTTTCGTCATACCTACGAACATTGATCGAAATGTCTCGCTCTGTAATTTTTAACCAAATCGAGGACAAGAATGACAAAAACAATCACCTTCTTACTCATGATCCTAATGCTGAGTAGCTGCACATATAGTGTCACGCTAATGCATACAGAAGGCTCAACAGACACCTTGGACGAGGATCAAACCTCAACACCAGATATCTCTCCCAACATAAACGTTCCGGTGTCAGCAATCCCAGCATTGGCGGCAAAATGAACGAAATTGACTCATGCCCATTTTGGGAAAAGTGGAGTAAGCCGATTATTTTTGGAACAGTCCTGCTCATCCTAGCATATGGGTCAGTGCTTGTTTTGGGAAAAAACAATCCTGTTGAGCTTGATATTGAGAAAGTTATTGAAGTTGAAACAGGTTTGAAGGTAGATTTGACACCGTAGGACTCCTATAGGTTAAGAGTAGACAAGAAAAAGGTCGGGTGAACCCCGACCTTTTCTTTTGTAAAGCTGTTTTACATCATCTCAACTTGCGCTTCAATCACGTTATTTTCCTGTGGGTTATTTGCCTTCCACTTGTCAAATCTTTCCTGAAAAGTATCTTCATTTTTCATTGCATAATTCCAAACAGATATCTCGTGCATTCCAGAATTGGTTGACGAAACCGATACGAATTTATTAATCAATTTTCCGTATTCCATAGTGTACTTCTCTTTGAAAGCGTCGAATCCTTCAAGCTTTGCAGGAGCGTCCTTTGGTTTATCAACAACAGGTGGGGATTGCTGAGGAGCTTGATGAGAAATTTGTTGCTGTGTGTTCTGAGCAGTTAATGCGTTAAGGATTTCACCAGTAGAAAAATCCACACTGGCGTTGGCTGCGTTCGGTATGGATTCCACTTCCGATTCATCAGTCCAACCAAGACCGCCAATGCTCAATGTTACCCTGCGTTTCGCTTTAGTCTCTGCCTTCATGATTGCGTTGGCCTTTTGTTCTCCTCGTAGGTTTGTGAGAACAACAGCACCAGTAGCCTGATCAGTCCTACCGTCTGGAGTGCAAGCTTTAGCGATCACAATGTAAAGGTCATCAACAACCCTGCATTCAAGTCCAGTGATAGATATTTTCTTGTTGTGACGCAACTGTTCAGTAGCGTCCTTCTTGGCGTATAACGTTAACTTGCCATTAAGACTAATATAGTCAAATGGCCTTGTCAGTGGGTTAAGACCGATACTTTCACAAACAGAATGATAGTATGTGACTCTCTGTTCAGGTGATAATTTTGACAGATCTCCTTGCATCACGACCTGCTCAATAAGCGACAACTCGTGTTCTTTTTGAATGTCGTTTTTTACAGTTAGCTCTTTGCTCATGGACTCTCCTTTAGTTTTTAACTCTCATTATTGTACGTACCGATTTTTCAATTTTGACCCCAGGTATATTCCTGTGACCGTTTTTTACCGCTTCCTTAATTTTATCGTGATCAGGACTCAAAAATTCTGTAGGAACAATTTGTGGGATAACAATTTCGAAATCCCAGTCCTCAACCGTGTATAGACAGCCATCGTCAACTCGTATCTTGTCCAGATACACAAACGGATTGTCACTGTTCTCTTTTACCCACCCTTCAATTTTGTCCTGTAGTGATTTCTGCATTGTCTTAAGCTTGTCATTGAAGTCCTTGACAAGCTTGTTGATCGCTCGCTGATAATCCAAGTGCGGTTTAGTCAGCTCAAGACGGCTAGATTCCAACGTCTGTTCTAGCTTCCGGCTCTGTAAAGCCATGCTTAAAGCGTGCTTTGCGGTGTCCTCACAAGTAACGTGCATAGCAGCCTCAGCCCCTTCCATAAAATCAATGTCGAGGTGTCGCGTAAGGCGATATTTTATTTCAGATATCTCATGTTCAATCGGTAGCATTGTCTTGTTCTCCATGAAAAAAGCTTTTGAATAGATCCAGTGTCTTTTTTGACCACTTTCCCTTTGGAGGAATTATTTCAAATTGATTGAAATAAGGCTGTCCGATGCAAGCGTAGAGTTCCAATGCGTTTCGATCTGTCGCGATAAACTGAACGGAACTAGAGCGAGTCAAAATAAAACTGTCGTAAATCCTTAAACCACCGGAAATCACTTTCAGTGAGGATGGGATTTTAACGAAAGCAAAATTGGTTTCAGCATGAACCTGAATCACATCAGACATTTTATAGCTCTCCTCTAAAGTGAAATGCTCGTTATCGTCTATAATGAAAACTTCAGTACCATGCTCGGTTTTACAACTCTTCATTCTTCCTCCTCGTCTTGCTCTTGCTGGTCGTTATCATCTTCTTGTTCGACGTCCACATCAATTTCATAATCCATATATTCAGTATCGTCTATTTCAACTCCGTGCATAGACATAATCTCTGCATGGCTGTATTCCTGCCAAAAGCTCATGACTTCACCTTCTTTGCTTCGATTGCGGTCAATCGGAGTTTGAACTCGCAATCGTTTCTCTCAAGCTTACCATGAAATTCTTTCGACTCTTTGAGCATTGCCTCTTTAAAAGAATCAGTCGATCTTTGAATGTGTAAATAATCCGACCTAGATTGTCTTACAGTCCACAAGAACAATCCGAGGTTTGCCACCACAATCGTTCCCACCTGATACCATGCCATTTCCATTTTTTACTCCTAGTTTGTGCTTTCCTAAATATTAACGTAAATCATCTTTTATGTAAAGCGATATCTGGAAAAGGATCACTTTTTGCCCACAGGAAAGTCTGTTGAAGAACCAAAGAAATGGCGGAACAACTTCAACGCGCCAAGATACATGTCCTCGTCTTGAGAGTGTTGGGTGAATTCTACAATTCTTGCGGAATCTCCTCTTTTAGGTAGCATCAAACACATGCGACGTTCTGTTTCTACGCCTAAAACCTCTCTTGCGAGGATTCTGTAAGCTGCTGTCTGTAAATTCCAAGACTGTGAAGTAGAAGCAGGAGTCTTGATGTCGAGCAAAGTTAGTCCCTTGTCACCTACCAGCCTCACGATCATATCCGCAGAACCACTTAATTTGTATCCCTTGTGATTCATTCTCTTCTCTGTCCAAATCACCTCAGCAACCATCTGATCGAACCATCTTTGAAAAGCTTCAAAATAATTCTTGCAGTCATCATCCACTTGCGGTACAAGTAAACCGAGCGCGTAGGACTCACAGTAGGCGTGTACCCTAGTACCCCTGTCCGCTGCATTCGCTACCATCGCAGGGTCTAAAGCACCAAGCGTAGAGTAAGGCTGCAAGACCGTTGTCACTCGGATATATCCTGCTGGTATTTCTTCTCGTTTTTTCATTTTGCATTCCTTTAGTTAGCCCTGTGCGAATTTCCACGCACAGGGCGTTTTTTATTCATCGCTTCCCTGAGCATCAGCCCTGCTGTTTTGACTCTCTTCCATTTCATCATCTGCAATACCTTTTTTGGAGAAGTATGCCTGAAAGAAAAAATATTTACAAGAAACATTTAAAATGGTAATGTATCGGAAAAATCAAGAGGAGAAGCATGAATCCAGAAAACTCGCCTTTAGAAAAATGGATACGAGCCAGAAACATGACCACAACGGAATTCACGAACATGGTAGGCTGTTCGCGCCCTGTTGTGTGGAAAGTGAAACGCGGCATACCCATCTGCCCGAAATACGCCAGAAAGATCGTTGAGATCACAAGGGGAGAAATTTTGCCGTTGATCGAAAACGTTGGCCGTCAGCGTTATACGTAGTTATGAACACTCCCACAATTGACAAACTACCCTACTTATGAAATATTCAAAATGGAAATGGAAATGAAGATTCATCCTCGTACCATCAGAGAAGAAGAAGTGATCCAGTACAAAAAGCGTGTCCACGTCCGCACCTTTTTTCAAAATGCTGTGCGCCGTGGGGAAATTAAAAAACCGAACGCCTGCCAGCTCTGTGATTCTGTGACAGAACTCGATGCCCACCACGTAGATTATGGTCGCCCCCTTGATGTCATTTGGGTGTGCCATTCCTGTCACGGTCGAGTGCATCGTAAGAATCACCCCCTAAATCCAGAGAACAACACACAAACCCCTATGCCATCCGTCATGGATCGCTACAAAACCGTCACAGTGGCGTTTACGCTTCCTGTGCGTGAATATCTGTCTTTGAAAGCGCAAGCCGACAAGCAAAAACAACCAGTCTCTAAACTCATGAAAAAGTTGGTGAAAGACAAATTTCCTGTTCAGTCATCACAAATGGAATTCAACTTCGAGGAGAAAAAAAATGACAACACACATGCTAAGCAAAACAAGAGAATACAAAGCGTGGGAGAGGATGAAAGCGTGTTGCTCGAACCCAAATGTGAACTCGTACCAGAAGTACGGAGCGGAAGGGGTTTACGTGTGCCCAGAATGGAACAACAACTTTTCCCGATTCTTACAGGATATGGGGCCAATGCCCCCGCAATGCAACGCGCTCATGTTTGATGAAAGTTTAGGTTTAAAAGAATTCTGCGCGTTTGCCTGTAGTTGGGGAATTCGCAACGTGGGAAGGAAGCCAAGCAACAAGCCGAAAAAAGAAATGAAGAAAATGAAGTCCTCAATAAAAAATCCTAAGCCAATTTGCCTAGTGATGGAGAAAGAACATGTTGACTTTATAAAGAATCAGGCGTTACAAAGATCCATACTAGAGGGTGCATACATAGAACCTAACGAGTTGATCCGAGAGGCTCTTCAAAAAGCATTCCCAGCTCCCAAAAATTTTGACATGTTCGGTAAAAGGATATGAAGACGTTTTTCGCTTTACTGCTGGGGTACTTCATAGGTTTCTATGCTGCAACCCTTTATTATAAATATAACTCAAGGAAGCTTTAAGAATGACAGCCTTTTGCAGTATTTGCCAGAAAAACTTTCCTTCGTCAGAGATCAATCATATCGAAGGAGTAAATTGCTGCAAAAACTGCATGATGGGAATCTATCTCACTCCTTTAGTTTCCCAAAAACGTCTAACCGTAGCCACGGATGAGACGAAAAAATCAGCAGACCTGATTAATCACCCACCTCATTACCAAGGGAATGGACTCGAATGTATTCAAGTGATTGAAGCTTTCGGGCTAGGATTTAATCTCGGAAACGCGATTAAGTACATTTTGAGGGCAGAAAAAAAGGCTTCCAAAAGAGATGATCTTCTGAAAGCCGAATGGTACATTAACAGAGAACTGAACCAAAACGGTAATCCATGATCGCTAACATCTTAAGCTCTAAACCTCGCCTTCATCCCAGTCCGCTTGGTCATTGCTTCGGAAGTGCTTTCGTGTTACCATATTTAAAAACTATCCGAGGGGCGAACCCCTCGGACCAAAGATACAATGAGCTCCCGAACGAACTCATGTACACAATATATCCCAACACTTCATTTTTCCGCAACGGAATTTATGGCGTGTGCTGATTAAAAAAATCAGTTCATATTTGTGTGCTAGTTCGTTCGGCTGTTCTCGTTTACAAAGGAGAGCCACGAATGATCGAAGAAAATATAAACATAGAAATCGTAGAAGAACGTCCCGACAATCACTACCGTACAGAATTACCCAACATAGTATTTTCCGTCCTCACCCCTATTCAACTCGCCGTATATGCTCATTTAAAGCGCATAGCCGGGGACAACGGTAAATGC